AAATTTTGATCTGGGTTAGAAAATGGTTCAAATAATTCATCATCTGATATTCTTTTATAATATTCATGTTTGACTTTAAATGTATCGTTTTTAATTGTAACGTCTTCTTCTAAAAAAATTACTTCGTATCTTTCATTTTGATTAGTTTCATATGAAAACTTTTCTATAATTTTAGACATACTAAATCACCTCTCCCTTATAGTCTAATGGAAAGCAATCAATTTCTTGTTCTCTAGGATGAAAAGACATATATGCTGCAACAAAATTATTCTCTTGTGCTATCAATTCCAACTTCACATACACTTTTATTTCATCCCAAACTAAGCCGAATTCTGTCACAGTTCTATTCGAGGCTCTGTGATGCTCTGAGGGTCCTCTAAAATAATGCTTTTCTTCTATATTTTCTATGATAAAGTTATGCATTGCAGCAACAGTTATACCATATGCCCTTAAGAATCTAGTTGTTTTTGCATTAACTTCAGAAAAACTTACATGTCCATCAGAAACACATTCTTTGAAAGTTGTGAGAAAAAGGTTGACTTTAGTAAATAATTCTTCACTCGACATTTCCACACCTACTATTCACAAACTTGTTACTCTTGAATAACATAATATCACAATGGGTAAGTATCTGGCAAGAATATTTAAATTCATGTTACAAATCTTTAATTTCATAATTACAAAAAAGAGCCACCTTGGGGAAGGCGACTAAAAAAACAAAATCACCCACAATCTGTCGTATGACGGTGAGTGATTTTGTCATTAATTGAGATTCTATAGTGAATGTCATCACTAAAGAAAGTATACTATACAGATTTTTTTATGTAAAACAAAAACCGTCCCTTGGCAAGGACGGTTTAAGTGAATGACTCCTTTATTGTATGTCTAATATACAATTATTTTTACTTTCAGGCAAGAATTTTTTTCAATAGTTTAAGGTTTGCCCTGGATAAATCAAGTTAGGGTTAACTAACCCGTTTCGTTGTGCTAAAGCTTGATAAGTCGTACCAAGTTTAGCTGCAATGCTAGATAAATTATCACCGTATTGGACTGTATAAACGTTGCTTACTACTGATCCATTGACTTTCAAAACTTGTCCAGGGTAAATAAGATTTGGATTGGCCAATCCATTTAACGAAGCTAAGGTTTGATAGTCTGTTCCGTATTGATAAGCAATACTTGATAATGTTTCGCCGTATTGTACCACATGGGTTGCTTCTGGTTGCTTGTCAGGAACAGTTGTTGAATCTGGCAATAATTCAATATCGCCTTTGCTAATCCATGACAAGATACCTTCAAGCAATACTCTGCTTCCAGTTACTTCTTGTACTTTATAGCTGTTTCCTTTTACCCATTGCGGAATAGCTTCACCAGTTGCCCAAGCATCGACATTAAATTTCACTTTGACGGTATCACCAACTTTAACATCAGAATTCGGTGTTTTTTCGATTTCTTCACCTGCATCTATTGCTGGCGTGTCCGTTTCTGGTTTATTGGTTTCTGTATAACCACTATCCGTAATTCCTGTTAAATCTACGTTACCATCTAAACCACCTGCAATATAAGCGGATGTGAATTGCCAAATGCCAATACCATTCATGCTTGGGAAATAAGCATACAATGGATATGGTGACACACCATCGATAGGATACGCAGCAATCCATAAAGAATTAGGAAACTCTTTGATGATTTGTTGATAGTTTACATGATTTAGTGTAAATGGCTTATAGCTGTAATACATTGGAGTATAGCCAGCCTGTTTGATTCTGCGCATACCGTACAAAATTGTCTCTGTATTTGCTGCTTTTTCGGCATCTGAACTTACATATCCTCCATATCCATCTGGAACACTAGCCAACGCTCCATGTTCAAAATCTAATGCAACGATGGAATTTTTAGGCGTTTGAATACGTGGCAAAAAGTAATCCATTGTTGTTTTCGCAATGTCCATGTTTCCCCAAGTGTCATACCAAATATAGGTATGCGCACGTTTACCTTGAGCAATAGCACTTGCTACTTGCGTTTTATATGTGTATTGTTCATAAATACCGCTAGCATTGTAGCCACCAATCTGGGCAATAGCGAATTTATCATGCGCATAGCCAAAACGACCTTGTTCACCTTGATAAATCGCCCAGTCAACGCCTTGGTCACCTTTTGCGGCAAATACAGCAGTAGGCATAAAAAACAGAGCGACAAGCGCTCCTGCTAAAATTTTCTTTTTCATTTATTTGTCTCCTTTTTATCTGATAAACCAGGCGTTGTATGGTCTGTCACAATTCCTAAAATAGTTAATACAACAAACACTGCATTGACAACATCTAGCAGTTGCTGATTAATCACATCAATTTGAAATTTATACCCAAAAGGAACTGCAACTACTTGAATAACTAGCAAAACTGCAGGAATAAGAGACAACCAGAATTGTTTATTTTTTATTCTTGATTTCCAATCAATCATTTTTATTTCCTCCAATTCCTCGAAAGAGGGTTTTATTTTGTTCTTCCAATCGACTAATGCGCACTTCATGGTTATTTAATCGGTCAACAGCCTGTTTTAGTTCTTTCATGCTATCTTCTAATTGAGAGAAGACATGATAGAATTTCATTAATGCGAAGATAATTCCGCTTAAAAATGTAATCACCGCTAACCATTGTTCTAGTGTTAAGTTCATCCTGCACCTACTTTCTACTTACAATAAAACCGCTTAGCTTTCGCTAAACGGTTTATCTTTAGTTTATTCCATCATTATTTTATGTTTCCGGGAAAGCATCTGCAGTGTACCAACTACCACAAACATAATGATTCCCTTTTCTGTCACTACCAAACCTAATTCCCTTCACGCCTTCCTCATATAATGCTCCATAATTACCTTGAGGATAGGTATATTGCACAGTTGTTAATGCGGTATTCCAATATCCTGCTCTCATTTCTTGATCAATCATAAATCCTTTAGGAATTTTAAAAATTTGGACCATGTTTGGCTTTAATTTTTCTACATCCACCACATTAACTCGCAAATAAGCATCGACCTTATTTCCCTTACGAACTAAAAGAATATTGGTTTCTGCTCCAAAAGCACTTCTGTATGCAGCTTCTACTTCATCCAGTCCTGCTTTTTTGTAAATAAACGTTTCATCTTTTAAAGCAACTTCTTTTCCATTTACTAAAGGAATTTCAGAAAACTCTTTAATCCCACCTATACGCTGGGGTTCAGTTAAATTCACAACATTCGGTGCAAATGCGACTTCTTTCCAGTCTGTCCATGTTGAAGGGATTCCACCAAATTGGCGAATAACAACTGTCCGTTCTGTTTGAAATAATTGTCTGACTCCACCTGAATCTTTATTAACAATCAAGCTTCCAGAGTTTGGTAATGGTTTATTTTCCACCCCTGTAGCTGGAATCGAATAAATACCTGGATCCACAGCATCATTTAAATCTAATATTTTAGAATTTTTCCTTACAAATAGACCATTTTCTGCTTCAGCTTGTTCAATAAATAAATCCTCTGATTCTTTTTTTGTATACGAACTGCCCAATGCTGCGAATTTTTTATTAGATTCTTCTTTAGTATAAGCTCCTACCTGTTCAGAAGTTACCTTATGAGGATTATCAAACTGCTTAGTATGACTATCAATGTTTTCGTGTGAGATTGCGATTCCATCTTCTACATGATTCATGCGTTCAGATGTTACAACTGCACCTAACGCTTTATTCTCTTCTTCTGTCTTTAATTCATCATATGTTTGCCAATGCTGTTTTTCATAAGACATAAAAACACTCCTTAATCATTACTGTCTTTATTAGATAGAACTGCTTTTAAAGCTGCATTTTCATATTCTAACTCTGTTATTTTTTTTAATAATTGATCAATTACTTGTTCTGACGAAATTTCCATTTCTTTTATAGGCATCATATATTCTCCTTTTCCACTATTGAGGTTGGTTCAGTCTAACATCTTCATAATTTTTTCTATATGCAATAATATTCCAAGAAAAAGGTATTTCTGGCTTGTCACTTTTTACAATAAAATAGGTACTCTTTATTTCTTCTACCCAAATTGAACCTTCTCCGTAAGGACTTAACATAACATGGTAGTTTTCATTGTTAGTAAAAATTGTTTCTAAGAAAATAGATTCGATTTCAATTTTTACTTGGCCATCTGATCCAGTTACTGATTTTCCATAATCTGCAAAATAGTATTCTGGAGTTTCATAAGCATTTAATAAACGCTGTCCATAGTTTTCTGTATCAACAAGAGAATTTTTAGAGCCAGTAACACTAAGATTTCCTGTGACACTTGTAGAAGTAGCGGATATACTAATCCTTCCTCCAGATGATCCTAATACTTTAGTATCATTATTCCCTATACTAAAACCACTGCTACTCACATTTAAACTAGGACTCTTACTGGCTGTAGAAGAATAACCAAAGCTCCCAGGTGCAAAATTCAAACTATGACCACTACCAACAACATAAAAATTATCTAAATTAGCTGTCCCTGACATGTTATTAGTGGCGCCAAAAAATGACAAAAATGCTTTATTAAGCTTTTTATTAAATATCGTAAAAGATCCTTCATCTGAAACTTCTAACCTAACATTTCCTTCTTTTTGATTTATGAGAGTAGTATAGAATTTGAAAATTTCTTTTTGATCACTATTTCTTTTCCAAGTAATTGACCCATTATCTTCTATCATCGTGAAATCTTGTCCTATTGACGTTATTGTAGCACTCTTTATTCTTACTCCTTCAATATTAATTGCAGTCAAAGTACCCGTACTAATTGCGCTAGCATCAAGATTAACTACTCTTATTTTACCAGCATCTAAAGTTCCTACTTTTATTGTTCCAGCATCTACAGAACCTATCATCCCGTGAGTAATAATCGCATCATCAATTTTTGTTTGATCTGTTAGCCAAATTTTTGCACCTGTAATTTTAAGCCATTCTTTTCCATCCATTTCTTGACTTAAATTAATTGTTTTCACGATTTCGTCGGAAGGGGTAGAATTTTCAATTTTCTCCTTAATATCTTCATCTAAAGCAGTTGAGGTTTGCATTACCCATTTTCCATCTCTATATATCCAAATTTCAGTATCTGGGCCATTAGGTTTAAACCACAGGTCCCCTTCTTTCGGATTTTTAGGTTCGTCTGTCCCATCATATACATTATTTTTACCAGCAGCATCAACTCTAGAATATAAATCATCTAGTTGTTGTTGAATAGGTCCTTTGAATTGAGTTGTTTGTGATGAAATAGCTTTAGTGTCGGCTGAACTCGTTCCTTTTAAGCCACCTCTATATTCTAAAGAATAGCTTAGATTAGGACTTTTGAATTTGTTACCTTCTCTATCTGTAAAAGTAATCCAATCTCCAACTTCCAATGCTGGATTACCTCGCCAAGATAAATTGTATGGGTAAAAGTTTAAATTCCTTAATTTCACATACATATCATCTAATAATGTTTGTGTCATAGAATTATTAGATAACTTTATCTGAGCTCCTTTATCGGAACCAGCTTTAAGTAATATAGTTTCACTACTACCTTCTTCATCAGATCTTACTTCACAAGAAATACCGCCAAGCTTGTACATTAATTCGTTCTTTTTTAGGCCTTTCATAAAGTATTCACTTGGCGTTATTTGAAAGCGTGGATCTGTCAGATTTCTTATAGTTAAAAGTCCATCTCTATTAAAATGAGCGTATCCGCATTCAAATTGTGCTATCATTCCAATTGCTTGTCTATAAGTACAGTTTTTAGGAGTTTTTATTCTAACCGTGCTTAATCCATTAAATGACGATAAATCAACTTTAATACCAGCTTTATTAGCAATATCAATTGCAATATTTCTTATTGTTTCCATTTCAGGTAATTCTGACTTGTACATTCCTTCCATATAAACGAAACTGTCTAAAGCTTTAATTGTAGTCTTTTTCTCATTTCTATCAGGATCTGATTCTGTAATATAGAAAGTTCCCATATTAACATATTCATATTCAGTTGGCTTATATCCAACTAATTTAGCTGAACCTATCTTAGCTGAGCCTACTTTTGCCGGTTTAACTGAACTGATATCACTTTCTGCATCATGAATTACAACACCTAATTCAATTACGATTTCGTCCATCTCTTCAAACTCTGTAATTACTGAACAAAATTCTATTTCTAAAGAGTTAGAATACGTAGAGCCAATTTGTAGGCTGTCTCCGACCATTGCACCATAGTCAAGTTTTAAATAATTAACATCATTACCAGTGTATACTTTATTTTTTGCAGTTATACGAGTGACGATATTTCTATCCATGCTTTTTATTTTTTCTAAAAATCTTTCTGAAACTTTTAACATGTATACTCCTTTCTGCCTACTGTTCAATAAAGTTCATTTCTAATCCTTCCCACTTCAATTCTTCAAATTTACCATTCCATGAATAAGAAGGAGCTGATCTATCACCTACATAAAATGTTTTAACTCTTTGCCTTCCAATCAAGGGGTCTGGGTATTCAACTTGAAAGAAATTACTTTTTACAGCTTGCAAAATGGAAGAGACCTCTGAATCACTCAGAGGCCCCCACTTCATTGTTAATTTAATTTTCTCTGCAATTACATCTCGTACCATTTCTCCGTTAGCATTTCTGCCGCTAGAATCAGCATCAATTGCTTGTATCCCTACTGAATATTCTTTAGGATATCGAACAGTCTGTCCGTTTATTTTTAACATTCCAGACATAGTTTCACCTCTATATTTCAAGTGCATTATAACCAATTTTCCGATTATACTCATTAATTTTAGAAATAGCAATTCGAGCAAATTCTTCTCCGCCTATGTTTATAATTATATCACCATCCCGATTTTGCGAAGCTGATGCACCAAGAGAACTCACTAGGGACATAATTGCATTAACCAAAGAATTCTCTAGTTTAGAAATACCATAACTATTTACATTATTTGGAGAGGAATTGTTAAAATCAGTATTATTTATTGTACTTTGTGACGAATATAATTGGTCAGGCATACGCAGATTTTTAAAGTCTTTAAATTGATTATCTGGATTAAAAGGATTTGCGCCAGCTGGAACAACCATTTCTCCTTTATGAATCATTGCTAATTGGTCCTCAGGTACCCAAGGTGTTCCTTTAGCATAGCCATGTCCATGACCAATAACTTGAAGCATTCCTGTAACTCCGTATCTGTTTTTTGCATAGTTTATTGCTGCCAATGAATTGTCAAATCCATTAAAAATATTTCCATGACCTGGGAATTTATATGCGTTGAATGTAGCAGATATTGTTTGTAGTAGCCCTTTTGCAAGGTCTCCTGAAATAGTGTTTACATCAACATATCCACCTTGTACTGCTTTTTCATTTCCTCCAGATTCAGATTGCACTTGCCTTAACCAAGCACCAGTATATGTTTCATTAGAAGGTAATCCATTCATACTTAAAGCCTTTTTAATAACAGGCCTCCATCTTTCAACTCCAGTACCTTTTGGGGATTCGCTACCCTCATCAAAGAATTTTTTAACAAAACCGACTGCGCCTTCAGTCATCTTTGATATTCCACCTTTAGCAATTGACAGTGCGGGTTCAAACACTCCAGATAAATCAGTAAATTTTGATACAGCAGCATCTAATACTTTTTTAGGATTGGTTGCATAGTCCCAAATATTCGAAGCTAAATCTTGAAGATTATCCAGCCACCCACTAGTTCCTTTAGCATAATTTGGTATTTGATTTCCTGGTATAACCTGAGAACCTTTAGGTAAGTTAACTAACAAATTTCTTTGTTTAGGGAATAAACCAGCTCTTCCGTCAGGCAGCATAAACATTTCTTGATAACGGCTGCCAGCAGCATCATTAACCATTGCATACCCTCCTGGATGTCCATTGGTACCTTTTGCATACCTTGGAACTTCCCACGCAGTTAAACGATTACTTGATCCTACTGCTCCTAGTACCCAGTTAATACCATTGATGACTCCATTTACAGCGCCCCCAATAACACTAACAATTCCATTACCAATCGCTGCTGCTCCTCTTTTCACAGCATTTACACCTCTGCTTAATCCTGAGCCTATTTTTTCACCCATTCCAGATGCCCAAGAAGCTACACTATCAAATGCATTTTTTGCATTTGATTTGATTGTGCTCGAATAACTTCCCATTTTTTCTTTCATATTCGACCACGCACTAACAGCATTATTTTTTGCTGTATTTGCTTTATCAGATACTGTACTTTTTACATTTTCCCAAGTATCAGATGTTCCTCTTTTTATTTCACTCCATTTATCTGACACATTAGTTTTAATTGTAGATACTTTATCACTAACTGATTTTTTTGTATCTTCCCATTTTTCAGAGCTCCATTTTTTTACACTATCCCAAGCTTCAGATGTAGAACTTTTAATTCCATTCCACTTTTCATTAATCCATTTACCTAATTGTCCTGCTTTTTCTTTTACTGTATCCCAGTTTTTCCAAAGTAACACTCCTGCTGCAATAGCCGCTCCTATCGCTACTGTTATAGGTCCTCCTAAAATACCAACTACTGTACCAATCGCTGTTCCTACTGCAGAAAGCACTCCACTAAGGCCACCAATACTCGAAAGAAAAGTGAAGATTCCAGATAGAACTTCAACAACTTTCACAGCAGCTCCTATTACTTTAATCGCTCCTACAAATGTACCAAAAGCTATAACGAAATTTGAAAAACCTTCTGCGTGTTCTGAAAGCCATTGACCAATTGTAGACAACACATCACCAAGTGATTTCAATACATCAACTACTATACCCCCTGTCCATTCGGCTAGGGGTTTTAATACATTGTTCCAAAAATAATCAAAAGCTGGCTTAAATGCGTCAATGACGCCACTAAGTAAATCAATAACTCCTTTTAACGTATCTAAAAATGCTGGTATTAAATCTTGAATAGTATAGCTTGCTAAAGGTAATAAGACGTTTTTATAGAACCATTCTAACCCTTCTCCGACCTTGTCAGCTAATGGACGAATGCTTTTCAGTAAATTTTTAACACTACTTAATAACGGCGTAAAATCAAGAGTTTTAGCCCAGTCAGCAGTCGCTTTAGTTATACCATTTATGTGACTTAGAATATCATCAATAATTCCAAGAATTATTGAAAAGATTTCTCTTCCAGTATTATTAGATTCCCATGCTTTCTTTAATTGATCAGCAATATTACCTATTGTCTTGAAAATATTCGTATAGATTTCTAATATATTAGCAGCAATTGATTCGCCAGTACCGTCATTCCACGCATCTCTAAAAGCGGTCGCAACACTATGCAAAAGTTCTAAGATAGAGTTCCACATATCAAATATAGATTGTATAAGGGCCGTTCCTCTACCATCGTCTTCCCATGCTCTTCTAAATGCACCTGCTATGTCACCAATAATATTTAATACATCTGCTAATAATATTAGAAGATTTTCAATAAATCGCTGACCTGTCCCGTTAGTCCATACTTCCATAAATGACTTGCCTATAGCTTTTGCCAATCCTATTACTTCTTTTAAAGCATAGTTCCAAGCATCTATTACTTTTTTACCTTGATTATTCCAAGCATCTTGAAATGGTTTGAAAAAATCTTTAAGCAGATTTTTAAAGTTTTTCATCCATGCTGGCGGCTGGTAATCCCCTGTTGCTGCACCAAAATCAGTAGACGGTTTGTTAGGTTTATCTAAGGAACTACCATCCTCTTTGTCATTATTTAGACTCAATTTATTGATTTCGTCAAACCCCATCAATACTCGTTCTAATTTTTTCACTTTTTCCTTAGTTTTTTCTGCAGCATCTCCAGTATCTTCCAATGCTTGAATATCATCATAAAGTCCACTAGCTCCTGTCTTTGCTGCTTGATAAGTAGTTCCAAAAATAGATGCTATAAAAGCTGCAAATTGGCCTGTTAACGTTGCAAGTGCATTCATTAACGTATTAACTGCTGGTAAAATCGCTGTGTAAATGGGATAAAAAGCAGTCATAAGATTAACTTTGATTTGATTTAAAGAATTAGAAAATTGTTCATTGGTCCTAAAAGCTGCAAACAAATTTTTGGCTAATCCAGATATTGCTCTTCCAATTAATTGATAAACAATTAATGATGGTAACAATCCACGCATCGACTGACCTAGCTGTCCAGTTCGCCGAGACATTCCTTGTGTTCCTCGATTAACTTTATTACTAGTTAAAGAAAATATGCTACCGAATTTACTTACAAAACCTAGACTATCTTTAAAACCATTGCCTAATCCTCTTGATCCATGAGAAAGAGCATTTTGCATACGATTAAATACTCCACCATATCTTGAAACTGCACGCTCTGATTGTTTCATTCCGGCTCCTGTTTTAGTAGCTCCATCTACAGCATCTCCTGTACGAATTGACGAAGATCCCAACGCCGTATTAATTCGTGCTAAAGCTTTTCTCAATGAATTAGCTCTATCTTCTGTTTTAGCATATTCTTTTTGCAATCTATCATTGTCATTAATTAATTTATTCATTTTGACTGATTGCTTTTGAATAGCTTCTGCCGTTTTGTCTGATGCAGGAGTATCTTTAAACTCTTTAAAACCATTTTGAAAAGTACCTTTCGGAATCCTTTGGTCTTCATACGTACTTTTTAATCCTTTTATTTTCTTTCTCATAGCTTCTATTTGAATTTCGTTCAGTGCCATTTTTTTCACAATGTTATCTAAAGAACTTGGCACCGAGTCAAATTCAGATTTTATCCCTTTGGCTAATCCCTTTGCTTGATCATGAAATTTAGTCATATTTGCTTGCGCTCTTGCGATTTGTTCATCGTATTTAATTGTTTTTCCCGTATCACCTTTTGCAGATGCATCTTGTCTTTGTGATTTTAAATACGCAACCTTCTCTTGTGCTGCTTTTGCTTGACCCATTTTTGCATTAATTTCATTGACCAGAGCGTCAACCTCTTTAGAAACTTTTGGTTTTGCTTTCCTTATACCTGATGCAAAGTTATTTCCAATATTACTTGATGCATCTTTGGTATTTTTAGAAATAGTATTAGTCATACGCTCAACATTTTTAGACAATTCATCCAATTGCTTACTAAACGCTTGTACGCCTTTATCTATATTTAGATTTTTTTCAGTTTTATCCATGCTATCTTTTGAAGTACCTTCAATTTTTTTTAACATAGAATCAAACTTAGGCCAAACTTTCTCCATAGCTGCATCGATTTTTGATAAGTTAACATCTAGCAGAACTTCTAATGTTTCAAGTTCTATCGCCATATTTTTCACCTACCTTTCTTCAATCATCTTTCGTTTCCTAGTTTCTTTAATAGCCTTGGCATTTTTCATTAAAATATCCTGATCTCTATACATTGAGTCTTCTTGAGTGTTGTATTCTTTTATTCCTTGATTAACCACTTGTTCAACGTCTTTCAAAAAAGGATATACTTCTTCAAACTTAGGGAATTTTTTTGGATCATTAAAAGCATAAACTGCTAATTTTTGTTGAGAGTAATCGAACATTGCTTTTTCTCTCAGCTCGTTTTCTTTACACTTTTTGTTGGCTTGAATCTGTACCATAAGCTCATCAAAAGTCATAAGCCAATATTCTGAAGCTGGGATGCCTGCTTCTACAGCTTGTGGATACATAGCCTCTAGAAGCTCACTTAAAGTGCTGTATGTTACAGCATGCTTTCCTCCTCGGTTACTTCCTGATCCAGAGATTCCCCATTTGTCTCTTCTTTCTCCGTTTTTTTCTTTCCGAAAAAACCAGATTCATCTAAGAAATCATTGATTTCTGCAAATAAATCCATTGTAGTTTTGCCTGAATCAATATATTTTTCGAATGCATCAACCATAACCTTATCTGTTACACCACTCGTCTTATTTGCTCCTTGCAAAATGATGAGTAAACTATTTGCAGGTGGTAATTTAAGTTCCCCTTGTTTTTTTACAAATAATCCCATGATACCTTCATCTAATCGCTTTTCAATGTTAAGAATAGATTTCCCATCTAATCGCAATTGAAGTGTTAAGTCACCAAATTCAAACTCTTTTGTTAAAGGCATAGCTACTAAATTATTTTTTGACATTTACATTTCCTCCTAAATAAAAGAGCAGAGAGTTTCTCTGCTCTTTAAATTGTTGTTTATTTTGTTGTTGGAGCAGTGACAGGTGTAAAATCTGGTCCTTTGGATACTACTACAACTAAATTAAAACCAATAGCTTGATTGACTTCTGCTCCATCAAATTTATAATCTGGTTCTCCTGAAAAAGTTGCTGTTAATCCATCAGGATAGGTAATCGTGAAATCAAATGATTTGCCAGATTTTACCATAGTATGAATATCATTGAAGTTTGTTCCTTGATAAACGATAGCAAATTCTAAGCTTTCACTATCTTGTAATCCTTTAATATATGCTTTTTTTTCTGAACCCAAGTGAGTCACTTCTACTTTTTCAGGGTCTGTTCCTAATGCTGGAATGGATTTTACTGCTGCGATATCTTTTGAAGTTGCCCCATCTTTGTATGACAACTTAGTGCCTTTTGATAATAGCCCTTCAAATGCTGGTTCTCCAGCAAATAGTTGTAAATCTAATTTTTTCATTGTCGCTACCTCCAAATTTTCATTTTTTATAAACATATTTTGTTACATTGTCAACTACACCAGTTAGTTCAATGATAACTCGATGCATATCAGCTGTGTTTGCATCTTTACTAGTACCTGTAAATCCTATAGAATTAAACTTCTCTATAACTAATGACGTCAATGCAGTCAAACTAGTATTTCCATATAACTCAATAGTAATCATCCAAGTTGTCTGTAACTCTTTTTTTTGCGAATCGATTTCTTTTGGTTGTGAGCTAGTTCTATATATCGCGGAAGGGAATGAGGTCCAGTTACTTGGATAATCAGTTGCAACTTTCTTAATCTCTTTAACTTGTGTAAGTAATTGATAAACAATAGGTTTCAAGTCAATCTTATTCATAATTCCCTCAGCCTTTCTTTAACATGCTTTATATATATTTCTGAAGCTTGTTCAATCATTTCTTGAAGTGACGGATACAAGAACGGTCTCGAGGGCTGACCTTTAGTTATGAAAAAATCTTGGCCTTGAATCGTAATTTTTGGAATACCATACATAGCTTCTAAGTCTATTGCTACTTTTTCAGCCGGGATAAACCAAGGTTTCTGCGAATAAACAGGCATTATTCCAGTCGGAATGTCTTTAGAACTTGCTTCTCCAATTTGCCCAGTACCAAACTCTCTGTAAATTGCTTGTTCTTTATCTGACCAGACACGGCCGACAAGATGACCACTCGCATCAACTACAACCTCATTTTTTAAACTTCCTGACAGTTCACCACTTCCGTATTTAATGCTGGAAGCCAAGCGTAGTTCTGCAGCTCCCTGAATCAATTCTGTAAGTTCAAAAGTTGCATCCCATGCTGCATCAGATATTAACTCTGTCGCTTTCTTGGTTTTACGTTTAAGGCGGTCTAAGCCTCTAATCTCAACACCCATTACACTCCTCTTTTCTTTAATGTGATATTTAAATGAGAAGAGAAAGGCTGAATTGATTCAATCTCATAATCTGGATCATTTTCTGGTTTAACATATAAACAAATGCCATCTTTTTCATTTCTATTTGGCTTTAACAAATCTCCTTGATATTTACAGAGTTTGATATAAGGTAAATGTTGACCATAAATTGTAGCTGCTACTTGTCCACCCGCAGACTGAATATTCATGTGTAGTTCATTGAACTCACTTGAATAGGTAACAACGTCATTTCCTTCATCATCTTTTTCAAGATGACGTTTTTTCAAGTAGGCAACAACCAAATTACGTTTTCTTAGACGCATAGTATTTCACAACCTTTCCTATGCGATAGTTATTCAATCCAGATTTTAGCTTTTCAGGAATATCTGTAATAAAACTTTGAGAGACACCACCCTCTGAGCGTGAAGTCTCTCCCTCGTTCCCTTCTTGATTCCAAGTGATTATTACTAGTTGACGAGCGTAATAGTATAGCTTGTCTATCATTTTTTCTCTATTGGTATAATCAAGAACTAAAACAATAGCATCCTCTAACATTCCTTTGATTTTTTCAGATTCAGTCTCATCAATTCCAAGTCGAACAACAAGTGCTTTTGTGTGCTTGATTACTTCTTCTTTATCCATAAAGATTACCCCTTTATTCGCCCGTTCCTCCACCAGGAATAACAGTTTTAGGAACCCAAAGTTTATGCTTAAATTGAACAATACGAACATTTTTAGACTCATAAACACGTTCCCAGTTTCCTCCTGTAGCTAATTCTGCATTCGTAGGTGATGAGCCCGTAACAGTTTTATTTGTAAATTTCACTCCGCGTGGATGCAATAAGAAGTGTTGACGGTTAACTAAAATATCATCTCCAGCCAATGCATCCCGGTCTGTTTCTGTAGGAACAGGAGCTGCCCCATTACCTAAACCAATAGCACCTTGCCCGAAAATATAGGATGTAAAAACATCTCCAGATACTGGCATTCCGTCATCAACAATTACACGTTTTCCCATGTAAGTAGGAATCTTCGTGTTGTTAGAATCTAATAAGAATTCAATCAAGTTTTGCTTACGTAAGTTCGCATAAACAGATGAATGGACTGCGATCGCAGTTAGTTTTTCTTCGGCATCACCTAGTTTATAAGATGCATCTAAGAATGTTTCGCCAGTAAACGCTGAATCATTACCAGTTTCGCCTGAAATATCTAAACTATTTTCATTCATCTTAGTAGAAGCTGCTCCAAACACACCTTTTAAGACGCTTAACAAAGTAGCTTGTTGACGACGTGCCCAATAAGCAGCGACCAAATCACCGATCGCACGCATAGGATCATCCCCAGATAGAGCCTTAGATAAATCATTTACTTTCCATGCTTTACCTCGCATTAAAAGAGCAGCGACATCTTGACTAGCAGTAATTTTATCTGTTTCTAAAGAATCTGTATCAGATAACACTTCATCTTCACCAGTTAAGTCTTGCCAAAACGGCATGTTAATCAGCTTACCACCAGCAGTTGCTAACGCATCTAGTTCTGGGTCTTTCACAACAATACCTGACTGATACAATGCTGATAATTCAGCTGTACGTTCAATAACATAACTATTGAATACCTCAGGTACGATGACATCTTCGATCTTCGTTTTCGCTGCAAATATTTGCAAATTCATTTTAATTAAACTTTTTTTCATTTTTTCTCCTACTTTCTATTTATTAACTAATGCTTGTAAAGCTTTAGCTTTTTCTGGGTCTTCTCGTAGCAATCTTCCTTGTTCTGTAAGGTTTAAAGTTTCAGGCGCAAAAGGGTTTATGTCAGGAATAGATGCATTCGATCCTAGCGGTGAATCAACCGAACTCAACAGTGCCTGGTCAACAGCAATTTTTAACGCTTCGTCCCAAGCCTTTTTAAACGTTTTGACATCTTCTAAAATTTCTTCTGCTGTATCACCTTTAATACGCGAAGCTAATTCTTTGCTAATTCCGATTGACTGCAACTGGTTACCTTTTTCTACAAATAATTGTTCCTGTCTAAATGCTTCTTTTTCCTTTTCGAAATCTGACTTCTCTTTGTTGAGTAATTCTTTTTGTCGTTCTTCCTCACTAAGTTTTGCTAAACGAGCAGCTTCATTTTTTTCTTCTTCGAGCTCTTTCTGCCAACGTGACTTTTTGCTTTTGACAATAGAATCAACTTCTTTGTCATCTTTAAAACCAAATTTTTCTTTAATTGCTGTAATTTCTTCATCGCTCAACTCATCTACATTCAACTTTTTGGATGTTTCAGAACCGTCTGGAATATCTGTTTCATCTTTTTCAGCAAAGAATTGTAGATTTAATAGCAACAGTTTTTTTTGTTCCATAATTAGTACTCCTTCCATATCTTTTAAAGTGGATAAATGCTTGCACTTCCGGAGCTTTTAACGTCATCACGCTTGGACATATAAAAAGCCCAGCAGTTGCTGAGCTTTCGTTTCTATCAGTTTATAACCTGAGGTTCAATTATTATTAATCATAGCCAAGTCTTTAACGTCTGTGACTACTTCTATATAATAAAAACTAAATCATGTTGTAGTTGATCTTATGTTTTCTATTCTTTTAAAATGATATATTTAACCACTGTTAGTAAAATAATTAATTAAGTTTAATCTATACCTCAGCCTCTTGTATTAACTGCTGTTTAGCAATTTCAACCATACCAATAACCTGCGTTGTACTCAATTGAGTGTAAAACGTACTGATGTAGCCGTCTTTGTCCATTCCTACAACTATGATACTGTCTGCATCTTTAAAGAATTCTTTCGATTTATTCATAAACTCCTCGTTACTAACACCACGTTCTTTCTTGCGTTTCAATTCTCTAAAATCCAAATAAATCACAACCCTAATATTTTTTTTTTTGCAAGGCTATCTTTTCTTCTGGATACTTTTCTTTAAGCTTATCCATCCACTCATTATAAGTAGTTGCACCTCTGATAGGCATTGTATCGCCACTAATTGGATCTATAGCTTCCCTAGGAAGGTTCAATATTCGTTTACTATAGATAATGGCAATTGTTCTACACCAGGGATGGAATGGAGGATATGTTCCGTTAGCCCCATTAACAACCGCTTTGGAAACTAAATAGACTTTATGATCTTTATTTTTACAGATTTTAGAAGTTTTCAAATCTAAAACTGCGACAAGCATATAGTATTTTATGCCTCTATTTTGCCATGCTTTAAGTTTCGCTTGATTTGACATATAATTCGCTTCTGTACGAATCAAACGCCTTGCAACACCAATAGATCGGTCAAACTCTCTAGCTATTGTCTTAGCCATTTCAAACTCTGACATTCCTGTCATTGACTCAACTGTGAACAACGCTTCTAGCCTTGTTGCTAAAGCTTCAGTATCACTCCACAAACGTTTAGAATAATTTGATCCATGCCAATGACTATCAAGGATGTTCTTTGTGTATCTAGTCGATAACTCTTTAAACTGATAACCTTTTTTATTCCATACTTCAATTACAAGGCCGTTCTTAGCATTTTCTTTAGCTTGTCGAATAACTGATTCAGCAGTTGCTTCACGATAGGATTCATGAATAACATCGATATAGAACTCTGTTTGCTTTTCTAGTTGTACATTAGCAATTTGTTTAGAAACTAAAAAAGACTTGGCTTTTAAGTCCTCAGCTTTAGTTATTCGTTTTTTAAATGCTAAACTGGTTAACTTTTTCTTGGCTTCTTTTTGTAGAGTAGTATTACTTATTTGTTCAGACAAGACCTTTAACTTTACAAGTTCCGAAGGGGATACAGTTTCGTTCAGCAATTTCCTTGCTTCTTTTTCATCTAACCCTGTACGCTTTTTTGACCTATCAAAGAGCTTTCGGGTTTGTTTAGTCAAGTAGTATTGTGCTTGACGATAGGCTATTATTAATTTATCCTCTAGCGCTTTTGCCCCATCATTAATTCTTTTTTCCGCTTTAATATTTCGTAATTGCCAGTATGTTTGTTCGTCCTGTTTCTTTTTTTTAGCCATTTAATTAGCTCCTGATTTTTCATCACGATTAACTATTTCTATATGATTTGGATATTCTTTTGCTATTTCGCATAAGTTTTCATAAAGAACAGTCACTATATACTGAGAATCTTTGATAATACCTAACTGAATAGATCCATCAACATCAATCGTTGCGGCATGTTGCTTTATCAATACATTAGTCACAGCTATATATAGAGCTGATACACCAGCACAAATAATATCTTGTCCTTTTGGGGCAAAGTTTGCATGTCCTGAAATGGAATAACTTACATACTGATTATCTTCCTTTTTAAATATTGCTGTAATCATCGTAATTATCCTCCTCAGAACCTTTATCTAAATCGCTATGGCTATCTTTAGCTTGTACACCTAACGCTTTCTGATTGAGCTCAATAGCTTTCTCTTTTTCAGTATTAAGCTGTTTTAGAACCTCATCAACATCGTCTATATCAGGCAACCATCCCAAAAGAACTTTAAGGGGCAAGATGCCAGCTTGATAAGCGCTAACGATTTGATTTATAATATCGCTAGTATTGACAGGTAAATTAGGCTTAAGCTTGATTTTTGTTCCTTGAGCATCAATAGAATTATCTTTAACTTTTAGAATGGTTTCAAATAGTTCCAATCGTTTCCTCAAACCTTTAATCATGTATCTTGATTTAACAGACATGAGTTGTAGCAAGCCAAACAATTTATATTTCATCGCTTCTCCACTAACATTACCTGAAAACTTTTCATCATTCATATCTGGCACATACGTAATCTTATGAATATCATCTAGAATTGCTGATCTTAAAAGATTCACTCCGTCTTCATTTAATTCTTTAGTAAGATAACCAGCATCTACTTCACTTGGCAACGCACCTGTTTGAAGCATTTTTTCTTTTGCTAACTTTTCACCATCTCCATCTTCCAACATAAACCCTCTTATGAATAAAATTGCGTCAACAAAAGCTTCTTTATCATTTAATCGATCAGATTGCAGTAGATTGTAAGCGTCAATTAATGATATAGCTTGTTCAAAGTCTCCTTGCTTCTCTTCGTTGTTTCGGTATTCAATCACCGGAACTGCTTTAAAATAATGTGGTTTAGCATTTATAAACAAGTACTCACCAGATCCTCTTGATTTAGCATGATAGGTTATCACTCTGTTGTCGTTATAGTACTTAATTACATAATGATCTATCCCCCCTTGAAGTGTTAACACTGGCTGATAATGAACGGCAAATAAAGGATTTTTGTCTACTGTATCGTCTGTCACTAAAAAGATACCTCTTGGATCAATACATTTGATTTCTAGCTGTGTAGCATCATTATCCTTAGTCTTTTTCAAATATACAAGCTCATATCCAACGCCAAATGTAGACAAATCTTTCTCTAGTTCAGTATCATGAGAGACTATATCTACCCGATCGTAAGCTTCTAAAATAGGCCCAATATTTTTATCTGACTCTGCAACATATGAAATTGGATTACCTACCATAAAGCCTACATTCATATCAACAACATATTTTGCATGATTGATTAGAACTTTATTATTAGGTGCTCCTTCATTTTCTTTTGTTCGTTTTAAAATATCATGTTTACCATCATAATAATCTGATAGTTTTTGTAATCTTAATAACTCTTCCACATGTTTGTTGATACAAAAATTAAGAAGTTCAGCTGAAGGTTTATTCAAATCGCCAGCTATCTGTCTATTAACTACTATTGACACAATATCACCTCTCTTAAAATCCAAATTTAACTTTATTCGTAATGCTTACTTTTATATTTCTCATATCATCGCTAAATGCATATCGCGTAGCATCGATTGTGTGATTATCTTTATCTTCTAATCTTGGCTTAGGATTGCCATCTTTATCAGTTTGATAATCAATGTTTTCAAATTCATGTGCTATGTTTGGTGTTCTCAAAGGGTCTATACAAATGAAGTCTAGATCGTCAAGCCATCCTTCCCCGTATTCAACTGAATCAGGTCCCTTTTTCACTCCATATAGTTTCTTTATGGAATGCTCATTAATAAGCTCAGCTATCGATTTTGGTTCAGCCGAATCTGCACCAATCCTATCAGCTTCATATCCTTTTGCTTTTACTTTTTTAGCTAATTCCCTATTACTAATTTTCACACCATATATCTCATCAATAGCATAGATACCATTTTTCTTTTTATCATAATGCCATCGAACGAACGCTAACGGATCAGTTGCATAGCCGAAGTCAAGACCGTTTCTGATATTATCAAAGTTAGTTACCATTTCATCAGTTATACAACCTTTTATTACTCGTAAATTATCAAACGGAACAACTCCTGAACCAATAGCTTTGCCGTCATACTCCCACTCAGCACGTTTCGGATTCTTAGCTCTCGTGGCATTAACTTCTTCAATAAATGCTTGAGCTATGAATGGATTATCCTTATATGTTGAATGATGAACAAAAGTATTCTCAGGTTGGAAGCTAGATTCATATTTCTTATTAACCCATGATTGTCGTCGCTTAGGAGGATTGTACGAATAAAAAAATTTATAAAAAAGACCATCTGCTAATTCACCACGTAGCAATGAGTTAGTTATGGTTTTTACATCATCTTCAGTTTTAAACTCGGCTAATTCCTCAATCCAAGCTATAGCAAATGGAAATCTTGAATCCTTTAATGACTTAATCCTTTCTGGGTTCTGTGCGCCACGAAAAACAATATAATTACCCCTAGGCTTATAGGTGATTTTCATAGGACTTTTATTTACTTTAAAATACTTAGACACACCTTGCTCTTCAATGGCCCACTTAATCTGTTCAAAAATAGATAGCTCAATCGTATTATCAACATATCTAATGGCCACAGCATTTACAGGATATCTCATAATCAATTGAACGATTATGTGTGCTATGCCAGATGATTTACCTGACCCACGGCCACCTTTTTCAACAACATGTAATATATTTGAGTTTAATGCTACCTTCCAAGTAGTATGAAATGCTTTAGGAAGAAATTCAGATAATTTTTTACTCATATTCATCACCTGATATATCATCGATGAAAACTGGCATATCCATGTCTCCATTTGTAGCATCTAAACTAGCTTTAACTTTTTCAGTTTGAACCTTCAATAGTTGTAATTTGGCATCATTTGCTAGCAAAGCATTCTGTTGCTTAATAGCCTTTGTTAACTGATTGCTAATTCTTGTCAATGCTTCCTCAATAGCCAAAATGTCATCTAGTTTTCTAAATGTTTTACGAGTTACTTGCACATCTTTTAAAACTTCTCTCTTGACAGTGACCATTTTTCCATCAATCACCGATGGCTCTTTGACTTTCCGAAGCTGCTGCAAACGTTCAACTTCTTCATCGTTTAAGCCAACCTCTGCATCTTTGATGCGTTTAAGCATTCTATATTGACGAATTTTTAGGATTCTTATTTCTTCCTCCAAAATAAAAAAAGGATCATCATTCAGATTAGAATAGATGTCCTTTTCTTCATCAGATAACATATCGGCAAATATTGTTTCGTATTCGCCTGTTTTAATAGCGTTCTTATTACCAAGTGGTGGCGAGGCCCGGCTATTACCTTTGTTGCCTACTGCGTTCTGATTACCAAAAGGAGCGCCTCCTTGATTAGTAACGTTACCTTTTGCATTGGTAACATTACCTTTTAATTCATCAGCCCATTTATCTATCGATTTCCATTTCCTTATTTGAGAATCCGAAACATTTAGTTCATTAGCTAATTCTTTAAGAACCTTTTTGCCGTTTGACTTTAACCAAATTTCTTTAGCCTGGTCACGACGTGGATCTCTTTTTCTAGCCATCCATTAACACCACCTCGCTTTTCATGCTGATAGTTGAGTTTTGTTTTCTATTTTCTTACTAAAAAGCCTAGTATAAATGTAACAATAGCTAACCCTATAGTAAATTGATCTTTATTTTCCAATTGTCTATAGTTTTTAACAGTCAAGCATACAATATTAAAAATAACCTCTAATAAACACCCTACTAAAATACACCATATTACAATGTTTATTATCCATAGCCACCATGCAGTTGGATCAGAACCTATATTAGTAAGAATCAAAATTATGGAAAGAGCTGCTCCAACTATAAGAAAACTTATAACCCCATTCGTATTTTTTAATATATATAAGGCAAGTCCCCAAAAAACAAAAATTACTCCAAACATAAATAATAATGCAGAAAAATTTGCTTCAAAAGGATACTCTTTACGCTTACTACTTACTTCAAAAAAACCAATATTATTTAACCAATACATTATTTTTACATAAAATAAACTTGAGCAGAGCGAAATACCACTTATAATTACTAACCGAATAGATTTAGTTGAAATTTCTTCATTTTTAGAAAACATAGCTGTACGTCCTCCAATAATTATTTAATATAATTATAAACGACTGGATAATTTTTTCAACATTCATTATATATTGGTTAATTCTTTTTCAATTTCAATTAAGTCTTTTAGGTCCTTAACTGTATCCAATTTGATATGACCTGCTTTAAAATTGCTTATCCATTGAGCCTTTGCAGCCCTGATAATCTTGTTGTTTTCTTCTGCAATCTTTTGCTTTTCTAAAGCTTGTTGAACTTCATAATCAAATGTTTCCATTGTAGAATACCTCGCACTATTATATAATGCTAAAAGACACAGAACTGGGTTTAAAGCACGCGCGTGTGGTTTCTGTGTCTTCGGGGTATTCGTATCTCGTTGAATTGAGGCAAGTGTTAGCGCACTTGTCTCTTTTTATTTAGCTTTTGGATAAGGTTTTGATAATTTAATGATTTTTTTACGAATCTTTTTATTTAGTGGCATTAAATACTTATGTTTACCTTCTGATTCATAAATGGAAGCTTTTGGATCCACATGTTTATGCAAAAATTCTAACCTTTGAGATCCTGTCCCATACTTAGCATGAATAGATTTAGGATGTGTCTTTTTTCCATTAACAATGAAATAGCGTTCCCCATCTGTCTTTCCAGTATATATCCAGTTTGTTGCTTGATAGATACCTCCATGATGGTTTTGGTCCGTATCTGCATAGCTTACTATTAATTGCATGCTTGGATTAAATTCTTTTAGGAACTTAATTGCTTTGGCCAAAATTTCAGATACAAACGACTTGTGATTGGTTAAAGCAACCCTAGTTAGTTCACAGCATTCTGTTTGTTCTAATCCATATGGGCTTCCTATGCTCTTATTTGCACCTCTACTAAAAATTACTACTCCTATAAATTGGCCATCTTCCCATGCTCCTATTTTAATGAGCTTTCCAACAGGCACACTTTTGCTGTAATGAAAGTGCGTGCAAGCATACTTTGTAGCTTCATGAGTGGCCCAATCAACTTTCAACATCTCTTAAATCGAACTCCTCTCCACAACAAGGGCATTTAACAAATTTCGGTTCAAGTTTCGTCAAATCTCCTTGGTCATTAATACTACCTGGTTCAAAATTTGGAATGTCAGCATCTTCAATTAAATTTTCTAATTCTTCGTTGTCAAACCCTGTTAACTCCAAATTATCTGCAGTTAGTTCATTAAGTAATTCTGTTAGTTTATCTTCATCCCAATTTCCAGAAATCTTATTTAAAGCTATGTTTAGAGCTTTCTCTTTATTCAATGGTAAATCAACCACAGAAACCTCTATCTCATCAAATAGGCCCAATTCTTTTGCAACGGTAACGCGTTGATGTCCACCAACCAAGTTTCCTGTATTTTTATTAAAAATGGGAGGATCAACAAAACCAAATTCTAAAATGGATTGTTTAAGCTTCTCGTATTCTTCCATGCCTGGCTTTAATTCAACCCTAGGATTATATTCAGCAGGTCGTAGTTCTGATAACTTCATCTTTTCAAATTTCATTTCTAATCCCTCATGCTTCGTTTAATATTTTCTTGAATGTTCTTCTCATCAAAATAGCCATGCCCACAATAAATAAGCTTACAATCATCAATTTCCTTTGGCGTGGCTTCTCTCGTCATTTCGACAATAGATGCATTCTTTTTTATCTGCACAGACATTACAACACGCATTGAAACAGTTGAGCGGTTCGACTGTGGATATTTATGTGTTAGCGATACATACCAATAGCTTTTCATATTTTCTCTCCTAGTTATTTTTATGTACTTGATTCAATAAATCACTTCTTGCTATACTATTTATGGGTAGCAACTCCTTTTTATAAATAGCAACCGTTAACAATCTTACAACTAACAAAATTTTTCACGAATGCTACCTAGCCACTAGATCCCATAGTCTAGTGGCTTTTTTATGTACAAAAAAGACTGCACGGTGAAAGTGCAGTCTAGGATAGGAGGGAAAATCTTAGCCATCATTCGACCGTAAAGGTAGTTACATTTGAATGATTGACGATTTTTTATTTAAGTAGCTATGCTACCTACTGGAACAATAGGACTCGAACCTATACTGACGGTTTTGGAGACCGCTGCTCTACCAGTTAAGCTATATCCCATTAACACTCACAAACCTGTAGAAAAAAGAGAGAGGAATTACACCCCATTTCTTTTAGTTTGAGAACGTCTGATTTGTGAGTGATCATTGCAAACTACATAGCGCTATCTTGACAAGTGCTTTCGGCGTACGTCTACGTGTAAGCTTCATGCCAAGTTTATTGCAATATTTGCTACCTATGACTAAACGAGACAGAAAGAACTGGACTTTCCACATCCTTATTCTTTATTTTTTATAGGTAGCCTCAAAAGATAAGTGAAACGGAGCTAAGATAGGTAATGCATGCCTTACCATCGTCTCCTTATCTTTCGACACTACCATAATAACATCTAAATATTGATAAAAACCGCCAACTTTCCGCCAAAAAACCGCCAAAAATTTTATTTATATGCAATTATTTTTCCATTCCGATACGCTTCGGCAAATTCGATTAAAGCCTCTGATTTCATTCGTTGAATACTTCTTTCGGAATATCCAACTTCCCTAGCTATCTTGTAATTAGAGTAATGGTCCTGCACACAGAAACTATAATGCAAAATTTGTCTGCTAGTTAGGCTTAATGCCATAAGCGCAGATAAAATTTCGTCTCTTTCTGCTTCTGCATCTGCTAATTGTACTAGCGCATCTTCTGCTTTGTTCCCATGACTTTGGCTTTTAGGCATATCTGTAATAATTGGTGATTTTAAATCTATCAAAGAGCGACCAGCTATTCGCTCTAAACGTCTAAAATTCTTCAACACATTTCTGGCATTCGCTTTTGTTTGTCGAAAATCTACTTCTTTTAGCAATTTAATCAAGTGAAATCGCTCCTTTTGTGGTATAATAACTATGTCGAAAATATTTCTCACAGCCGGAGCAATCTGGCTTTTTTTATTTTCTACTAAATAAACTTTTTACAATACGTACTATGAGATAGTATTTTCAAATACATTTACTCATGATATAATCATATTAACTTTCTTGGGGATTTTATTTCTGAAATAAATTTCTCCTTTTCTATGATAACTGGCGGAAAACAGTTATCGATAGTTCCTGTCTCCACCAGAGACACAATGTCAACCTTATTTGTTGGCACTATTAGCACTTTACTTGGGAAAAGTGCTAACTACCACATTAGTCAGCCATTGGTCGGCTGGCTTTTTGTTTGCAAAAAATCGGCTAGTTATTGTAAAAAAGTTGCAATAAGTTAAAACTCCAATGTAATTGGCCTCCCGTATTTTAAAATTCTCCATTCGCCATCTTTTGTATTGGTTTTATTCATATGATTTCTTTCATCACGAGCTATCGTATAATCGAAAAATAAATCGGCTTGCTCTGCTCCATGTAAGTATTCAACATAAACGCCATCGACTTGCCTTCCTATGATATAAACTTCTGGATAACTCATACGCTGGAACCTCCTAAATATAGCCCTAATCCCAAAATAAACGAGCATGAAAGGAAATAAACGAGGTCACTGCTTGTTATGTCATTGCTATACACGAAATGGCTCACGGTTGCTTTTGCTACAAGAATCATTATTGCAATGCCACTAACTTTATTTATTACTCTTTTCCAGTTGCGTTTCATTTATTCACCATCCACCTTCACAGCAAACGGCCAATAGCGCTCATCAACTGCTTTGATTTCTTGTTCTGTTAACATATCCACCTTTTCCTTACATGTCGTAAAATCAATTGCTCCCGCTAAATTTAAAAAAGTATATCCTGTGTTAGTCGCCCCTTTGTCTGGTAATAAAACGTGATATAAAGGTCCCTTCTCGACTTCGTAGCCGTTAGCTAATGCATTAACAAATAAATCTCTGTTCGACTTAAACCACAAAGAAAATTCATCATCGGGCATTGCGCTTAAGAAAGAATCTGCGGAACCGATAATATCAACTTTATCAGAACCCATTCCTAAACTTTCTTCAATAAAATCATCAGCAGTTTTAGGTAATATAGCTTTTTTCGGTTCATCTAGTTGTTTTACTAAGCTAATTGCTTTTTCGACAGCATAGTTAGCACCTTTCAAATAATCAAGGCTATCTGTAGGAACTTCTAAGCATTCTAACTCTTCAATCAATTCTTGTTTATTCATCGCTATTCCTCCACTTCATCAAATCCACAGATTAACGATTCTTCCTTCCAAATTCCACAATCTTCCAGTACAACCTCTCTTTTATCTTCTTCAGGAAATTCAAGAATCAGCCCATTCACTAATACTGTTTTTACTACCAAAAATTGGTTTGTGTATTGCGGAACTCCTTTACCGATATACTTTACTTTGTCTCCTGATTGAATGCTCATACTCATTCCGATTCCTCCTAAATCAAGCCGCCGTCAATCAACAATACTTCGCCGTCTTTTTCAAGATTTTCTAACTGATTGAAAGCTTCTTCTGCGCCAGTCTTGTCACCCTCTTCAGTATGACTTTTAGCAAGCATTTTGAACGCTTCGTATTTATCAATTGTTTTCATATCATCGAAAAACTCTTTTTCGTCTTCTACTTCGCAAACAATATCCTTGTAAAGTTTTAAACATTGTTTTTCATCTTTAGCAGCGATTAATGCAAAAAAAGGTTCTTTAATTTCGTAAAATTTCATTCTGCTTCCTCCTCTACAAAATCAATAATTTCAATCCCCACAATGTACTCACTTAACTCTTCCCATACATCTTCGACTAACAATTTGTCGCCTTTATCATTTTTCAAAGTCATTGTAAACCAGTCTTCGCCATCATCATCTGTATCAAACCATTCAAAATTGATTGGATTTTCTTTAAATTTCATGTCATATAAATCTTCTTCGTCTATGCCTAATATGTCTAACCCTTTACAATTTCCACTTTTTACAAAGGTAACAAATCCTTTGTATACACCTCGTTGGAAACTTACTTTGATTGTATGCAGGCCCCATCGGATATTTGGATCATAATTTTTCATTTTTCTTCCTCCTTTAAAATAGCTAGAATTTTTTTCGCTTTTGTTTTATCAGATGTATAAAATAAGCTATGCTCTTTGCCATCAATACCTTTAAATTGGACTGTCTTTTTTTTATTTACATAAAACCAATCTACCACTGCTTGAATAGCCTCATCTGTAATTACTCGACGATAATTTACATCCATCAAGCCGTCTTTGGCTTTACCAAGATAAATATCTCCACTTAATAATGCTGTTACTAAACGTAATTTTTCATAAGCCATTTATTTTTCCTCCTGTTCAAACCATTCAATAAATGCACTTAATAATTGAAATTGCCGATCCTTATCCAAAGATAGATAAGCACTACATACATTTTTAGGCGCATGCCAAGATTGTAATTCCCACAGACAACTGATAGGAAACATATTCTCTTTTTTCATTTCTTCTTTCAACCAATTAAGCACAATCTGCTGATTTTCATTGAGTTTTGATTCTTCAATAAGTTGTTTGATAAAACGTTCAATAAAATCTATAGCATTTTGTAAGTATATTTCTTCTGCTTCACGTGGTTTATTACCAAGCAACACACGCTCCATTTCATCAATTGCTGAATCTAATAAACTAAAATCTCTCATTCTGCACACTCTCCAATAGTTCTGGGTTATCCCATACATTTCCGATGACTAATAGTTCAAAAAGTGGGTATGTCTTATTTGGATCTCCTGAAAATGACCCTAAAAAAGAGTCATAGTAATCTACACCATCACTTTTAAACACGAATGAACAGTCTTCCCAAATAACATCAGTAATGTATTCTGAAATACCTTCATTTGTTACTTCTATTATTTTCAAAATATCACCCTCAAAAATTTCAACGCCGTTCTTGTCTTTCAACCCTGTTGATTGCATGAGGACACATTCAGACACATCTAAATTGATGCCGTTATAATCTACTATGCAGCCAATACTACCGTCTTTTTCTAGGTCAATTGTTTTAACGTCCACCATGTCATTAGTGTTTTTATCCCACGCTCTAAATTTTAGAATCATTATTCAACCTCCTAATCTCAGCTAACTTTTTCGCAACACATTGTCCACTTTTGTTGCATAACAGACAAGAAGTTGCTTTCGAATGGCCGAATCTATCTTTTTCCCAGACAATCATCTGTCCCTTGCATTTTATACATACCATCGCTTTTCCCTCGCTTGCTGTATGTGCCGTTTGCAATTTTTGCGTTTTTTTGTTTTGTTTTCTTTTCGCTTAATTATGTTTTCTATGCCGTTTGCCTTTCGCCAGTTTTGAAATGTGGTTGTTCCAAGTCCAAGAGCTTTCTTAATATCGTTTACTTGATAACCTAAGTCTAATAAGCGCTGATATTCTTCTTTCGTTAGCTTGTCAGGCTCTAATTTGGGTAATGGTCGTTTATCGCTTATAAGGTTAGAATTCAGTTGTTTGGATAATCTCTGGACCTCTTCCACGATTTCTGGATTATTCATCCATGATTCATCATCACCAGTCAAAAAAAGAATTCTCTGACGAATGGCTCTTTTTGTTTCTCTGAGTTTGTTTTTCGTCATTCTTTTTCCTCCAAACTCATAATTTCAATTTCTGTTCGTGGTCGCATGCTATACAGTTTTTGGCAAACCATCACAGCAATTTGACCATCATTTTTGTATAAAATACCTTCAGCAGCATCTGTGACTGCTTTAAAATAGTTGTCCAAATCAGGCTTTTTATCGCAATATTTCCGCTCTAATTCCACTTCTAAGCGTTTCTGTTTATTGCTTAGAGCTGATTTAGGCGGATGGATGTAAAACGTCACACGTGCGGAAATTGGCCCTTTTTCAATCAACTTTGCTCTTGATTTACGAAGATAATTCTTTACTTGATTTTTGTATTCTTTCATCGCTCGATCTTCGTACGTTTGAACATAATTCCCACGTCTTGCAAACCTAGGGCGACTTTGTGGCTTAGGTTCAATCGGCAAAATAATTCGCATCTCTTCCACCTCGAACCTTACAAATCGGCTTCTTTGACGAATACTCCGTTTACCATTTCCCCTTGGCGATTTTTGATTTCGCTATATGCTTGATTTAGGCATTCGTATAAGTCCATGTTATTTTGCATAGCGAGAATAATTAACGTCACAACTACATCGCCAATACCATCTCTTAAATCGTTTTCGTTGTTTCTTGCTAATGCAGCACCAACTTCTCCGACTTCCTCAATCACTTTTAGCATTTGCTTTTCAGGCTCTGCTGTATCTAAATGCTTTTCTTTCGCCCATTCTTCCACTAATTTAACTAATTCATCCATGTTTTTATCCTCCCAACAATTCTTGCATTTGTCTTTCAAATTCAGCTTGTTCTTCTGGTGAAACTTTTTCTTCTTCACCGTTCGCTTGATTCATCCACTCAGGCACCTTTTCTTGTCGAACAGGTTTATTTTGATAGCTACTGATCCCTGTATTTTTTTTGCTTGTTGCCTTAAATGCTTTCTGCGCTTCTATTGCTTCTTCAAGCGTGGTTATGCTTTTATCTTTCCAATTCGCAAAAATTTTATCCACGTATGATTTTAGCCATCTCATATCTACGCTGTACTCATAAGCCTGTTTAATGGCATGCAAAACTAGCTCTGGACCCCATTCTCTAATCCATGGACCTAAAGCACCTTTCAACAAGTTATTAGGCTGTTGTCCCCAATGGCTTTGAATAAACTCATACACACCGACATCTTCTTCATGCTCATTTATGTTTGTGTTTTCGTTTATATTTATGTTTTGTTTATGTTTATATAATGTGCCACTGTTGCGCAACTGTGTTGTACACTTTTCCGCTACTGTTTCGCTACTACTTTGTAAACTGTCTTGTACACTCTCTTGTAAACTATTTGACGTAGAAAGTTTACGTACATCTTCTTGTAAACTTCCTTGTACACTATCTGATGTATAAAGTTTACATATATGGTAAGAAGTTGCTTTTCTTCCATTGGTTTGAAAATCAATTAATCCTAGTTGTTTTAATACATTTCGATTTTTATTTATTCCTTGGCGTGAAAGACCAGCTAGAGTTTCAAGCGTTTGATTACTTGCCGTAAACCACTCACTCCATCTTGTTTTATTGTTTATGCTCATCAATGCGCGCCATAAAGCAATTTGCCCAGATGAAAGTCCCTGATTATACATTAAATAATCGTCAAACGCTAAAATCTGCTTAATATAGTCCATCATCGCACCTCCCTAGATAAGAGGGGAAAATTCCCTCTCTTTATTTATTCACTAATTAACCTCCAATATTCAACTTCTTACGTTCTTCAACGTTTAGTTTTACTGGTTTAATTTGATACTTGTTTAAAAAGTTCTTAGTACCTATCTGATGTTCTTCTTGATGATGTTGACGACAACCAGCGTAAAAAGTAAATGTTTCGTGATTAATCTTTTGACGATTTCGCCCCATACCGACTACCTCGATATGACAAACATCGGCATGTTTCCCACAAATACAACACTTACGGTATTTAAGGCAGTAATAAAACCATGTGTTATTTTCTAGCAAGTATTGGTATCTCTTTTCTAGTGGCACATCATTTTTCAAAATAAATTCGATTAAAAAACTAATCCATTCTGTTGCTTCATGTCGTGTAGCCTTACTGTGTTCAAAATACACACCGCTTTTAGCTTCGTAGTAATATTTTAAAACCCCTTCTATCCATTTAGGCTCGTCATAACTCCAACGAGCGATGTCGGCTATTAAAACATGAGAAAGTGCATTTTGTTTTTGAGACATTTGCCGATTATCTAACAGTTCAACTTTTGCCAAATTGTCATCATTGTTAGCTAAGAGATCGAGGAAATTTGAGTTAATTTCTTCCTCGAACTCGATAGCTAATTTATTTCCTTTATGTTTTATGATTTTTCCAATCATTCCATCACATCATTAAAAAATTGTTCATTTTCTAGCTTATGAATATTTCTATTGGTTAATTCCATTAGCTTATGATGTATTTCTGTGTCTAAATCTTCTATCTTTCCATCAAATTTTATAATCGTCAGAAATTGAGCTTCGACACTTTTTTCTGAAACTTTTTTTAACGCAGCTATTTTTTGGAAATTTGCTTTCAACTGTTCCAATTGTTTTTTAGTAATCTTCTTTACATTTTTTTCTTGTTTCTTGTATTCATCTGTATCCGCATCTTTTGTATCATCAATTAGATATAATCCATTTAGCGCATACTTCCGTGCATACGAAGAAGCAGTTCCAGTGATTTGGCTATCATCCATCCCTTTCTTGGTAAATGATTCTCTAGCGTACGCGGTGAAACTTTCTTTTATAATGCCATCGGTTATAGTCGCAGTTGCCTTAATGTAATGCCAATCTCCGATTAGCAAAGGTTCATCTGATAGTGTCAAAAGTAATCCTTGCTCTGCATTTAGTGGCTTCACAGCATTTAGAATATCTTCTGCTGATCGATACTTATATTTTCCAAACGAGTTGTATTGCCCTTTAGGAGCTTTTAATGCTGTTTGCACAGCAATTAGTTTTTCTACAAATGTTTTTTTATCTTCTGACATGTTCTCTCTCCTCTTTATAACAAACTGACCAACGACAAGGGTTTAATCGAATATAGTCTCCTGCATCAAAAAAGGTAACTTTAATGGGAATACAATCTTTATACTCATCAAGAATAAGTTCCATGTAATCTTCTGATTTCGTAATCTTTTCAATTGTTTTCCCTGAAATAGTATCCCTAAGCGTTACTTCCAATACTTCGTCATAGATTGTCAATACATTGTCTTTCCAATCTCTAATTTCTTCATTATCCTCTTCGCTAAGCGTTTCAGGCGATTCTGTTAAATATCTATCTAGTGCATTTGCTTCTCTACGATTCATTCACAAAACCTCTTTTCTGTGTTACAATTTTTCTAGTATAATTTTTGTGTGCGACTAATTGCTTGGCGGCATAGTCGCTTTTTTCATCATGCAATCCCTCTGCGCTCTTTTTGTTGCGCAATGTATAGTTGACTTTTTTGTTGCTTGTACCATAAATCAGCTAATCTTTTTGCTTGGTTTAACTTTTCTTTTCTAGTCATTTAAACTCACCTCGAAAAATCTTCGATAATATATCCATCAAATCGTTTGGATCATCTGTGACAAAAGTATGTGTATTTTTAGTCGTAGTTTCTGTTTCAATACCGTACATCTCTTTTAATAAACGATGTTTTGGACAATCACAATCTGATTGTTCCAGTCTTTCTTTTGCTAATGCATATTGGCTATATGCTGCAATGGCTACCATCGTACCTTTTCCAACTTGAGATATTGCCAATTTTCCTTCTAAATCGATAGCAGCCAAAGATAAACCTACATCTTCTTTCTGGCATTCTTTTGCTAGTTTTTTTAATCAATTTTTGAATTTTGTCGTTCATTTTGGTATACTCTCCTTAGTTAATTTTATATGTGTCCCCACTCGTCAAAAAACGAGTGAGGCTCTTTTTATTTACGCAATAATTGTTACTGAACCTTTTTCAACATACTCATTTAAAGATTGAGTTAAATATTCATGAATACGTTCCATAGCTACATGTTTCCAAATCCCACCATCTGCTTCGAACAATGCGCAATGACCATATTTATTGATTCTAAAAACAAATGGGCTATCTGGCTGTTCAACTTCTAAAAATGTTCGATAAGGTCTTAAATTTGCTGGACTAGGTACTTCTGCTTTTGTGAGCGTTGCTGCTCCTTCTTTTACTGTAGCAACTTGAGAAACTCCGTTATCAACTAAATCTCCCCCGCCTTCAATTCGAATAGCGCTGGCACATTCCAGAATAGCTTTTGCATCAAGATCACGTTGAATAAGAGATTGAACATTAATAATAAATTCTTCTGAATCCATAAAGCGACTATATGGAAACACTTCTAATAACGCTTTTGCTTCAATAATTTTTTCACGCTTACGGTCTGCATCTAAAGCTGAATAAACAGCAACGTTTGTTGGGCTTTCAACATGAATTAATAAATTTGACGTAATTTCTTCATGGGAAAATTTTGATTGTAGATAACCAATTAATCCAGATAAAGAATTAACTGTGAGTGTTTCTGCTCGTTTAATTGGATCGAGTTCAACTAAATCCGCTTTTGAACGATCAAAAAATACTTTTTCCTCTTCTTTATAAATAATTTTTTGGTCATCACGTAACCGTACTGCATACGCTAAAGCTTCTTTTAAATGTTCTGACATAATATTTCACTCCTAGTTTGTTTTAAATTTTTTTATTTTATCTGTTTCTTCAATTTCTTCTACTGGTGTGCCTTTATCATCTTTCAATTCAGAATCATCTGGATCGAAATACATCTGGCCTCGTTGTCCACTTTTCAATTCATTTGCTAACGGTTTTCCTTTACCATCTTGACCAATAATAATTTTTGAAGTTAATGCTTCTCTTGGAACTAATTTTGATTTCACTTGATAATCAATCAAAATATCTTCACGATATTCGTCTGGAATAATCGTTAAATCAATTGTTATCTTTCTCTTTTTTGTAGGATCGGTATTAGGATCATTAATATTGTTAATGACTTGAGCAAGCTCATAATCAAATCGTTCTTGTAATCCTCCCTCACTAATCCCACTTAAAGGAACATTAATATTTTTTGACATTTTATTGCCGTCCTTTCTGTGATATAATTTATTTAGATTCTATTCACTTTATTTCCCCTGCTTTAGCTCTAACTAAAGTGGGGCTTTTTATTTTGTCTTTTTTTAGAATATTGGTATTTTGCTTCATCCCAATTGAAAAACCAATGAATAAAGAAAGGTGCACTTAGTGTTGCTAGTATTGGCATTGAAAAGTGACTTTTCAGCAATACACCTAGCGCAATCATCAATAAAAATGCGCCTATCAATCGTGCTTCTCGGATTGCTTTCATGTTGTTAACCTCCTATACTTTTTTTAATATAATTTAGTTGAAAATGGGGTGATTAATTATCAAGCTTAATCGACAAATAGATAGCTATAATTACTAAAATCCCTAAAACTATAAATCCTTTCCAAAACTCTGGATTGATTAAAAAATTAAACATTAGCTTCCATCCTTTTATTTACTGATCTAGCTCACTTCTTTAAACATATCTCCGTTTCCATTAGCCATATCAATTCTTGCTTGTAATTCCAAGTCAGGCTTCCATTTAGGAATTAGAGTTAATGCTTCTTCATATCGAACTTTTGGAATATCTACATAAGAGGCTACATCGAATAATGCTTTCAATTGTTTATAGCAATTACTAAAGGCTGATTGCTTAATACTTGAATCCTTATAGGCCAATGTTTTTTTGCCACCTAATACTTTGATAACAGTTGATGAAACTAGTCCTTGTATCTTTCGTTGTTGGCTTCTATTAATTGTTGTTTCTGTTTCTAGCTTATCTAAACGTTGATTTACAAGAGTCAATCCACGTTCATGTTTTAACGCAGCTTCTAATAACAATTCTGTGTTATTAATCGGTAAGTTTGATTGAGTTTTGAGCAGTTCCTCCATTTGGTTAAAAGCTTCAATATATTTCAGTTTAAACTTAAGAGCTTTTTGACCAGTGAATCCCATTGCTAGTAACGTGAATCCGTCACGGTTCATAATGATTTGTCTATATTTTTGTTTGTTTTGTGGATGAATATAGCTATCTTCGTAAAATAGGTCTGCGTAATTTTCCGCAACCCCCTCTTTTAAATCATCAATCGCTGCTAAAACATCACGATGATTTTTATTAAACGTTGCTGCGACTTGTAAACTAGTTGTTACTGCTTGTTGGTTTTTCGTAATTACTAGATTTTCCATCTTCTTTTCCTCCTTTAAATTTCAAAAGTTTCTTTTAGAAATCTTTGTAATTCAGATCGTTCAATCCGAATATCCTGATTACTCCATTGTTGAATTTTTAAACCTTTTGAAATCCAATTATTCAATTTTTCATCGCCAATCTCTAAAATCTTTCTTACTTGCGATTTGTTAGGATATGGTGGTAATTCAATAACCTTGGTCAACAAACTTAAACGTTTTTCAACCTCTTTTAAAATGACAAAGGTAATATTATTAGCTAATTCATCTTGAATTACCTCATCAGGTATATTCAGCTGCATATACTACACCTCCTGTTTTTCATTTTCTAATAACTCGTCAACAGATACATTTAAATAGTTGGAAACTTTTTTTAAACTAGATAAATTAGGATTTTGCTTATCCCATCTATAAATTGCGTTTTCCCCTACCCCTGATTCTTTACCAATTTTTTTAACAGTTAAATTTTTTTCTAACGCAATCTTTTTGATATTTGCAACAATAGACATTGTCATTACCACACCTCCAATCCTTTATGATAAAAATAGTTGACAAAACTACCAAATATGGTACTATAGACATAAAGAAATAAGCATATCAAATCCGCCAAGATTTTATACTATTTTTTAGTATTATTTTGCTCATTTCTAATATCTGAAATCAGTATACTACCGAATTAGATAGTTGTCAACCATTTTTGGTAGATAATTTTATTTAGTGTACTTTTTTCTCTGAAAGGTGATTATATGAATACGTTGGAAAGAATAAAGTTACTTGCTAAACAAAGAGGAATCACGCTCAAAGAACTTGCTAGCAAAGTTGGTATAGGGGAAAATTCTCTTTACCGTTGGGATAAAACAAGCCCTCAGTCTGACAAATTACAAAAAGTAGCAGATTATTTTGATGTTTCCACTGACTATTTACTTGGTCGTACTGAAAAGAAAAAATATTATGAGTTATCCAATAAAGAAAAGAAGGATATTGCTATTCAAGCAGAAGAATTAATTGAAGGTATAGCTAATGGCGAAAATCTTAATTTTTACGGTGAACCAGCTACTCAAGAACAAAAAGACCGTCTTTTAATTGCTATACGTACTGCGATGGAAATGAACAAAGAAGAAGCCAAAAAGAAATTCACACGTAAAGATTATAGAAACTAATAGGGGTTGGTATTATGAATAATTATGTCGAAAATCAATTCGATAAAATCGTCACAAAATACCAACCTAGCAGTGTCTACGACTTGGTAAAAAAGGCGAACTGTAAAATACTTTATGCTGATATAGATGATGAAACTGGAGGTTGTACACAAACTAACAACAGGTGTCATACGATTATTGTTAACGCAAATTGGCCTGAGCACTATCAAAAGTTTGTGATATTACATGAATTCAGTCATATAAAACTGCACAAAGGTGCTAGTACGCCTTTTTACCGTTCTTTAGGGTTAGATACATTTGTTTCTAAAATGGAATGTGAAGCAAATTCTCTCGCTATGAAATTACTTCTGCATATGCAAGATCAATCAATCATGCACGGACTAACAAAATTTCAAATTATGGATTATTTAGGATTACCACACGAACTATCAAGATACTTTTAAATAGCCATTCGGCTATTATTAATTTCACAAAAAAAGAACGTATGTTCAAAAGGAGTAATTAAAATGACTGACTTTAACAAAGCTTTAACTGCCAAGGAACTGATTTCCATACTAAATACAGTGCCACCAGAAACAAAGGTGCACTTTATCGGGGCCACTTTATGTTCAGGAAATTTACTTCCATTCCACGCACCTGTTTTTCGAGTATCAAAAGGGTATAAAATTACAAGCAACAACGAATTGTCTATAGGACTATTTGGAGTTCAAAAAAGTGATATAGAATTAAATATAGAGGGAAAATAATATGATAACATTTAATGATTTAACAAAAAATGAAAAGAAATTAGTACTACAAATGATTAGTGAATCGTTGGCTGGGGCAGAATTTTTCTCGAAAGAAAAATTAACAGAACACGATCGTGGGGTAATTTTTGATTATCTAATCAACAACTTACAAACAACTATAAGATTTAGGGATAACAATAAAAATCATCCGCGCTTTGAAGAAATAAATGAATTATGTAAAAAATACTGGGAGAGATAAAAATGGCAATGATTAGGCAATATCAAAAGAAAAGCGGCGAAAAAGCATGGTACTTCAAAACCTATCTTGGGATTGATCCACTAACTAAAAAAAAGAAATACACTACCAAGAGAGGATTTAAAACACAAAAAGAAGCAAAAATTGCATTGGCAAGATTAGAGATGGAGATTGAACGTAACGGAATAAAGCAATCTTCTTCTATAACATTTCAGGAGATAGCAGTATTGTGGCTTGAAAACTACAAAAATACAGTTAAAGATAGTAGCTATTCTCGTACTAACATAATTTTCAATAAACATATTTTTCCTCACTTCGGAAAAATTGAAATAGCAAAAATAAATACAGCTTATTGTCAAAAAATAGTTAATAACTGGCACACTAACGGGACATCAAAACAATACCCTTTATTTTTAAATTATATGAATAAAGTTTTTAAGTTTGCTATAAATATGGGAGTTACCGCCGAAAACCCAACAACCAATGTAATCATCCCAAAGAATAAGGAAACTGCAAATCCTAAAGATACGAAAATAAAATTTTACAACAAAGACCAATTACAAAAATTTTTAGAGTGTATACATCAACAGCCGCAAGAAAATAATTATATAACTATCAGAGATTATACACTATTTAGATTATTGTCTTTCAGTGGATGTAGAATAGGAGAATTACTAGCACTAACCTGGGATGATTTAAACTTAGAGACAGGAGAATTGCAAATAAATAAAACCGTTACAAAATCGGATACGTATTATGTATCCTCCACCCCAAAAACAAAAAAATCAAATAGAATAATCATATTAGATAGAATCACTTTAGAGTGTCTTAAGAAATGGAGATCAGAACAGAAGAAGTTTCTTTTTAAGTTGGGTTTCACTCAACCTTCAAGAATTTTTACTAATGACTCTAATGAGTTCACTATTAATCAATCCATTACAGAAAGATATAAGATATATCAAAAAAAAGCAAATTTACCTAATATAGGCTTACATGGATTTAGACATACGCACGCCTCACTGTTATACAATGCTGGCGCTGATCATAAAGAAGTACAAGAACGTCTCGGGCACGCTAATATAAAGACTACGTTAGACACCTACACACATTTAACAGATGATAGAAAAGAAGTGACTACTGAAAAATTAGCTAACTACATCGGGTTTTGAATAAGTATGGTCAAAAGTATGGTCAATTTTTTCTGAAACCAACAAAAAAAGCCCAAACCTTTGATAAACAAAGGCTTGAGCTATTACATTAGTTAGCTACTGGATAAACTGATACTTTTAGATTTTTATTTTCTGACAATCGTTAACTTATCTTATCTTTTCTAAATTAACATTTATATCAATTATGGTTTCTTCATTTTCACTCTTTTTTTCTGATAAGTATGGTCAAAGTA